CGTATTTATAACAAACAAAATGGTTTTAAAAATGCTTTGTCTTTGTTGACAGGTGGCGTTGGTAAAGCTAAAGAAATGAATGACATTATCTACCGTTGGGGTGTAATGGGAGATAGCCGTAAGGCAGTTCCTATCACTAAAGCTGTATTTAATGGAGCAACAGATTTTCCTGGTATTGCATCTTCAACATTCCAAATTGGAACTGGTGAAAAATGGTTTACAGAAGGTGACGTTTTGATTCCAGATGATGCACGTTATTCTTTCAGAGTAGTTTCTGCAGTTGAGTATGATGGAGTTGACTTCATTATGACATGTCAAATGGTTACAAACAATCAAACTGATTACATTCCTTCAGCTTTATTAGCAGTTGGAAAAGAATTGTCTAAAGATTTCAACATTGTTGAAAATGACCATTCCCGTACATCAGGAGAAACACACTATGCAACTCCACTTATGTTGGAGAATTATATGACTACATTGCGTAAGTCTTATAGCATTACAGGTGCTGCTCATGACAAAGTTCTAAACATTAAATTAACTAATCCAGATGGTTCTGAACAAGCATCAACTTGGGTTAAGTATAATGAGTGGGAATTTTGGTGTCAGTGGATGGATGAAGTAGAAATCATGTTAATGTATGGTAAGTCTAATGTTAAGACTAATGGTACAACTGATATGAAAGGTGCTTCTGGAAACACTATCTATACTGGTGCTGGATTAGAACAACAAATTGCTGCTGGTAACAAACGTTACTACACAACTTTAACTGAAGACACTATCCGTAAGTTCATGAATGACTTGTCATACAATGGTACTGAAGATGGTCCTCGTGAGTATGTTGCTCTATGTGGCCGTGGATTCATGGATTTGTTTGACCAAGCAATGAAAGCTTCTGCTTCAAGATTCACATTGGTGGATAGTAAATTTATCTCTGGTTCAGGTCAAGACTTGCAATTAGGTGGTCAGTTTACTAAATACACAGGTTTGAATGGAGATTCATTTGTGTTACAAGAATACAAACCATACAACTCTACAATGAGAAATCGTTTGTTGCACCCTCACACTGGTTTACCAGCTGAGTCTTATAAAGCAACATTCTTGAATTTCAAGTCTTACTCTAAAGGTGAACCATCTATCCAAAAAGTATATACTAAAGGTCGCGAGACTGTAAGTACTTATGTTGAAGGTATGTATGGCCCTTATGGTCCTAAGAAAAACGGAACATCTGCTACAGCTGTTGATGGATATGAATTCCATATCATGACAGAACAAGGTGTATTGCTACGTGACCCTAGTAATGCTGCTCAATTTATTTTGGACGTAGATTCTATGGCTTAAATTAAATATTAATGATAATGTGGAGAGGACTTAAAACATCCTCTCTACATTTATTATTAAATTAACAGTTAATTAAGTTGCTAATTAGTGATTTAATCTGTATATTAAGAACAACAAAAGATCAAAAGGAAACATTAAAAAAAAGGAAAATTAAAATGGAACAAAAAACGTACATCATCAAACCACATGTTAAGGCTAAATTCTCAGGAGTTTCTTCCCTACCTAAAACAAGAACAGTTTATACTGGAGCTCAATTAGATCATGATGGATTATATAAAACAGGACTAACTCACAAAGAGGAAGTTGAATATGCAGAAGAACTAGGATTGCCTAAAGGACATTTTAGTAAAACTAATGCAGAATTTTGGGGACAATTAGAACTAAGACTAAACAATGATAAGCCTACTAAATTTCCAACATCATCAATTATGGATGTTGTTAAATTTAAAGCACTTTGTGAAAGAAGTAATGTTGCTAAGAGTTCTTTAGAAATTAAAGCAAACCCTAATGTTGAATTCTTTGTTGAAGATTTAGAATCACAAGCAAAAGAATTAGAACTACAAGCTGATGTTGAATTAACTGCAATGGAAAAATTCTCAGCAACAACTACAGCAGAAAAGAAAGGCTTGCTTAAAATATTAAATGGATTTGAAAGAGTTCCTATGCGTGGAATTGATAACTTGTCTGAGACAATTATTAAAGCTGAATTGTATAAGAAGCTTAAGAATAATCCAAAGAAGTTCATTGAAATTGCATCAGATAAAGATTTGTCAACCAGAGTTATGATTGAAGAATTACTTGAGCAAGGAAAGCTTACAAAGAAATCAAACTACTATGTTTATGAGGGAGAATCTCTTGGATCATCTATTGATGGTGTATTAGAATTCTTTAAAGATCCTAAAAAGCAATCAATTAAAATTGCTGCTAAACAAGATGTAAAGAAACCTACTAAAGAAGATTAATAGATGACTGCACCAGAAATGGTAGTTGCATTTAAGTTTAGGTTAGATAAAGCAGACAGTTTAAATTATCCAAACTTTGACAATACAGAAATTGACTTGTTATTAAATCAAGCTCAAGAAAGATTAGTCAAACAAAGATATGGGTCTAACAATATCAAAAGAGAATCTTTTGAAGAAACTCAAAAGAGAACTGAAGACTTAAAAGCAATTGTATCAAATGCTATACTTGCTCCATTACCTAATGCTATTGATAATATAGATGTTACAGCACAGTTTGTAAATCTACCTCAAGACCATTGGTTTATTTTACAAGAAAGAGCACTTATATCTTATCCAGATTGTAACAATGCTCAGGTTCAGGAAACAGTTAATGTATATGGAATTCAGCATAATGATGTAAATAAGGTTATAGGAAATGCATTTCTTAAGGCAAGCAAGAATAGAATCTTAAGACTTATGGAAGATGGTAGAGTGGAATTAATTCATGATACAAATTCTTCAATAGTTAATTACAGATTAAGATATATCAGAAGACCTGTATCAATTAGTTCAATAGTTCCAATAGTTGATTGTGAATTATCAGATCATCTACATGATGAATTAGTTGATGGAGCAGTGTTATTAGCTTTAGAAGATATAGAAGCAAGAAGACAACAAACATACAATACAATAGATAAAACAAACGAATAATTAAAATTAATTCAAAATGAGTATTAAATATCCAATTAATCCATCTTTGGGTGCAAGTGTAAAAGCTTTTCCAAAGACACAATATGATAAAATTAAAGAGATGATTGATGCTATTAATGGTCTTGCAACAACTGCAACATTAGGAGCTACAACAACTACAACTCTAACAGCATCAGGGCTAGTTACAGCTTCTGCAGGTGTTTCAATGGGAACAGCAAATGCAACAATGTTTACAGTGCTAACAACTCTTACAGCAGCAGAGATTGTTGGAACAGCAGCTGGTGATATTGGACATACAGCTGGTGCAATATTAGTTGCTCCTACAACTTCTGCATATACATTAGAATTTGTATCAGCAGTAGCAATTTATGATTTTAATACAGCAGCTTACACTGGTGGAGCAAATGACTTAGCAGTTAACCAAGGGTTAGCAACAATTTCAGGAGTTTGTTCAACAGCAAACTTGTTAGGAGCAGCAGGTGATAAAATTGTATATTTTGTACCATTAGCAACAGCAGCAGTGCCAATAACAGCAGGAACAGGAATATACTTAAAAGGAACTGCTTTTACACAGCCAGGAACAGCTGCAGGTGTATTAAGAGTTTATACAACTTATAGAGTTATTACAACAGGATTATAATCAAACAAAACAAATACAACAAATACAATTAAAATTTAAAATTAAAAAATAATGAATACTCGTAACGTAAATGAAATTTTTATTAGTGATGGAGCTACTATCAATACAAATGGAGTTAACATCACAGCAATTACAAGTCAGTTAAGCTTTGTTAATTCAAGCATGGTAACAATGGAAGCTGCAGGTCACACAATTACAAGTGATCCAGCATTTTATGCAGTTAATAAATTAGCTAATGGAGATCTTAAAAGATCATTTCCAATTAATGGAACAAGCATTACTTCTTGGAAAGGCGAAGCATATGCTCCAGCAACTAAAGAAACTTGGGCAGTTGGATATAACAGATTAACTTCAGCTGGTTCTATTGAAGTTAACAATGACACTCTTTATAATCTATCAGTTAGATTTAAATGGGACAAACAATTTTTCTCTGAGCGTCCAGAAATTTTAAGAATCTCTTTTACATCTTCTGCTGCTGCAACTCAATTAAGTATTGCAGGACAAATTGCAAGCTTAATTAACAATTCTGGATATGGTTCTCAACCAAGTGGAATTAAAGTTATTAAGGCAGTGATTGTTGGAAATGGAACTCCTAATACAGTTGGAACAACTGTTATTGGTGGAGTAACTTATTATATTCAAGGTGCAACTGGAGCTTCTGCTTATGGTGTTGAATTAGTTGCATTAGATGTAAATCAATTTGCAAACACAACTTACAAACCATTGCGTGTGTATTTTTCTGTACAAGTTGATGATGCAAGCGGATTTGGAACTACAACTACTTGTACTCAGATTCAAGCTAATTCATATGGAAATGGTACTCTTGAACAAGTTTATTGAATTGAAAATTACAACTACCAATTTGAAGGTGTTCTTAACAGAACTAAATGGCCTATCCCAACATTGGCATATTTAACATCAACTTCTTTATTTGCTTCTGGAAATATTGCAGCTTTTACTGCAACAGTTGTTGCAAATAGTGATCTTGTTACATTTACTTTCGCTGCATCAACACAATTGCCAGCAGGTAGTTCTTTGACAATAAATGGAGTTGCACATGAAATTAAATATTACATTTCAACAACTCTTGCTGTTTTAGTTAGCAATAGTGCTGTTGGTGGAAATACTTTAACTGTAATTGGTAAAGCTGGTTATGATATCTACAATATCTCTATTGATGATGTAACAACTGGTGCTGGTGCTAACATGGGAATGTTTGCTAAAAAAGCAATCATGATTGCAAGTCCTGCAATTTCTGGAGCCCCAACAACAATGGCTACAAAATCTGCAAGTTCTACTGCAATTGAAGCTGTGTTAAATCCTTACATGACTAGTACTCCACCTGCATTTACAACTGTTGTATTATAATAATTAAAATAACATGGAGTTTGGAAGGACTCCATGTATTATCTTGTTGCTCCTCTCTAGGTTTTAATTTCCTTCCTTTTTCTTTCCTAGAGAGGGTACGCAACTCTTTTAATTTATAATAGACAGACACATAATGGGATTAATATTAAATTTTGAAATCTGTCAATCAAGTGATTGTACAGAATTAACTTTTGTAGAAACTACAGGAGCTTATGCAGTAACTACAAATGAAACTGGATGGGGAAATCCTAATCCAACAACAGCATCTGCAACATCTGCAATACTTACAATTGAATTATCAAGTGGAAACACTTACTCTATAGACCTGTTTGCAACAGGCAACTTCCCAACAGATGACACCACATTTGAATATTTAATTACATCTGATGTAATTGGTGGAGCATCTGGTTCTGCAATAGCAGATCAAATAATCAAGTTTACATATACAGTTGTTGATAGCAAAGGTGATGAATATCATCAAGTTATTAGTCAGGCATTTTATTGCCAGGCTCAATGCTGTGTTATGTCTATGTTTGCAAATCTAGATTTAGATTGTGATGGATGTAATGAAGACAAAATGAATAAAGCTCTTAAAGCTTATGCATTATTAAAAGGATTAATATATTCTGCAAATTGCGGAAACTCAACATATTTCAACAACATACTAACACAAGTAAACAAATTGTGTTTGAACACTAATTGTCAAAACTGTAAATAAATGTGCAATTGCAGAGGAGGGTGTAGCTGTACCTCAAATTCAACAGCTTTACCAATTGGTAATACAGGAGCAACTGGTGC